CACTTTCCTTTCTACAATTTATTTAATTTTTATTATACCATAATAAAATTACCCTTCAATATGTTTTCAAGGTTACCTCTTTAATGTCTGGGCGCACCGGACACCAGTAACACCTGTAGACATTCCTCACGCACTAAGCAACAGCCCCCGGGCCGATTGCCGTCTGCGGACGGCCGTGCTCTTCGATCCAGCGTCCGGCGGACGTAAAAAATCCCCCAAGCGTAGGCTTGAGGGATTTTTATGCCGCCGACGGGGGTCGAACCCGGTCCAGAACTTTTCCGGCGAAAACCCGGCATACATATCCAACGTACTTTCGTTAAATTCCGAAATCCACTTCTCCGGGAAGGAAACCGTAAACACGGTGCGAGAAATAGAAACGTGTTACAAAATGTGTTACTTCTCAAGACTTTCCGGATCAAGAACCCTGCTGAGAACGTTGTCCAGGTCTGCGGCAGTCTGCACATCCTCGCCATGAATAAGATGCGCGTAGATCCCGAACGTGTCCATCTGGCGGGAGTGGCCAACCAAGGGCTTGACTTGTCCCTCGGGCAGCGTTTTTGCCAGTGATACGAACGTGTGCCGGAGATTATACGGCGGAACATAGTGCAGGCCGTTGGCCTCGCAGTAGCGCCGCCAATATTTTCTATAGGTGTCCTCACAGGAGATGCCAAACACGCTCTCCTGCCCGCCTGTCAGCTTTTTCTGTGCCTGCAGAATAGCGGCCGCACTATCGGTGAGTGCAAAGGCGCGCACAGCGTTGTCGTTCTTGCCGCGGGTTTCCTCGCCACGGGTGTTTATAGCTCGCCGGATCTTCACCCGGCCACTCTTAACGTCCTTCCAGCTCAGTCCGATCAGCTCGCCCGGACGAAGGCCAGTCACAACGCTAAACCTGTACGCATTGACATAAGGATCCTCGATCAGTTTGCCGTCCAGGATCGTAGTGTCCACCTCAAAAAGTGTACGCAGATCCTCCGGCTGCAATATTTCTTTTTCCTTGGAGCGTGCACCCTTTGGCACATGCAGTTCTTCCGGCCGCAGAGTGGACATTTTGCTCAGGCGCAGCCATTTGCAGAACATGGTCAAATCCGTGCACATGTTGGAAAGGTATTTTTTGCTCAGTCCTCCTGCAAATCCTTTGTTGATGATGGCTTGCAGCTGTTGTTCCGTCAGGTCTCCCACACGCCTCCGGCCAATGACTGGACGCACCCAGACGTTCCACCGGCTCTGGATCGGTTCCCAGTTGGAGCGGCTGGTGGTCAATTTCAGCTCGCCGATCCACTGCGGATAGGCTGCTTCTACCAGCATCCGAGTATTGCTGATGCCGTCATCCAGCCATGCGTCCGCCTTTGCATTGGCTTCACGCTGGCCGGTGCGGCCGGGCTTTGAGCTGGTAAAGGATCTGCGCACACCATTCTTTTGGACGTTGATCTGCCAGCGCTGCTGATTCGGCAGCCAGGCTGCCGTGTTGGTTCGTTTTCCCATAAAATGCACCTCCATGGGTACGCTTTGACAAGCCTGCCCGGAGGTGGTACAATACAACTGCTGGATTGGATTGTTCCTCGTGAGCAAGCCATTCTTTCACGCCCTGCCGGTTGCCGCCGGTGGGGCGTTTTTGTTTATTCAAAAATCAGGATGCCTTCCGGCCTTCGCTCTTGCCGGAAGAGATATAGTGCTCATAGTATTTCTGGTTATCTTCGCCAAAAGCGGCAACCAGATCAGGATTGTTTGCTTTGTAGGCGGCAAGGTTAAATGCACTGTTGCCCTGACGGCCTTCCTTCATGCCGCTGTTTACGAAATGCTCCAGATACTTCCACTGGTTATCCCCGAACAGGGCAGCCAGATCGGCGTTGTGCTCTTTGTAATACTGATAATCGTAAACAGGGGCGTATTTGCTGGTCAGCACATAGTAAGGCTGATTCGTCGGGTCGCTTCTGAAGTGACCCGAATACAGGGCTTTTTGATTGACAGTCTCTTTACTTCCGTCCATATAGATGATATCCGCCTTGGTCACGGCAATCTCGTCGATCGTGCTGTTGTACCAAAGGCAATCCCATTCCACTGCTGCATTGTAAATTGCATTCTGGAGTTCGTCATCTGTCAGATAAGTAGTAGAATCCAGCTGACCCCGCGTCTTGGAATGGTCGATCACAGACAGGACGGAGGACGGAGTGTAGGAATCAGCATAATAGGCATTACCGTCCTTGTCCAAAAAGATTCTATGCCCGTTGCGCTCTTCTGCGCCAAAGTAATAATCCGTTGCAAGCTGCTGCTGTGCCTGGAACGGCCCAAAATCCCCCATGGACGCGGGAGAAGTCACCGTGTTTGCGACCGTTCGGTCGAATCTTGTCGGAGCAATCGGCCCTACTACCTGGGCCGTCACCGTCGAGCGGCCGCTGATTGTACAGGAAGTTCTATCACCGACCGCATTAAGCGGAACCAACGTGAACGTAACGTATTTAATGGTTTTGTTTGAATTATTCCGGAAGCAGACCGTGGGGCTGACGCCGTCAAAAGCATCGACCGTAAAATAGACGTCGGTGAGCTCGACCGCAGGCTTTGCCGCAAAGGCACCGCATGCGAGAATCGTCATCAGCGCCAGTGTAAAAACAACGCCTAAAAGCCTTTTTGCTGACTTTTTCATGATTCTCTCCTTTTTTCTGCTGAAAAAATCCCAGTTTTCTGCGATTTTTTCGTTTGTTTTCAGTTGTCAAAAGTTGTTGCATTCAACGCCGAATGGTTGTATAATGTTCTTGAACATAAAACCGAATCGGAGGATTGCCACATGACACGACAAGATTACATCAATGCCATTTTGAAACTGCTGGAAAAAGCCGATTTCCGCCAGCTGCGGCTTGTGTGGGTGTACGCAAGCCACCTGATCGGATGAGCCACCAGCCACCACGCGAGGGGAGCCTTTACGGGCTTTCCTCTTTTTTTTGCGTCAATTTTTCGGCCATGCGTTCCAGCAGCTCCCAGTCCGCCGGGCTCAGGCCTGCCAGCATTTCGACAAAACGCTTTTTAAAGGTGTCGCTGTCATCCTTGGTCAGGTCAGCCAGGAAGGCCGCCACCTGCTCGGACTGAGTGTCCTGTACAAACATTTCACCCTCGCCTTCGCGCAGCCATGCTTCCCGGACACCGAACTTATCGCAGATGTCTTTAATAGTACGGTCGCTGGGTTCAACAACATTAACCTCGTAGCTGCCAACGGTGTTCCGTTTAAGGTTCAGCCGGTCAGCAAACTCTTGTTGAGTCAGCTTTTCAGTTTTTCTGACCTCCTTAATTCGTTCGCCTATCGTCATTTTAGTCACCCCCTTTGCCATCATTATAGCAGGTGCACGTTAAAGCGTCAAGGCCTTTTTGTTGGAAAAATCAACAAAACGCCTCTTGACAAATGTTGTTTAATGACTTATACTTGTCATGCAATCAACAAATTGCAACCCAGTCAACACGAAGGGAGGTAAAGAAGATGGATCATTCTCCCCGAACACCGGAAGAACAGGAGCAGCTTGACAAGAAGATGCTGGAGGAAACCAAGCGATACTATGCACGCCTTGACCTGAAATACAGTATTGCTTTCGCTCTGTCCATCATTGCGCTGCTCATCAACGTCATCAACCTTTTAAGGCTGTAGCAATGGCAACAAGCAGGCTCAAAACCGACAAACTAAGAGCAATGTTGGCACGCCTTTCCGTTTTTGTGAAATGCTTTTGTTCTTCCAGAGCAACACGGCCACCAGCATTGATCTGATAGGTGTACTCCGGCTCTTCATACTCATATCGGAACGCATCCTCATCTTCATAACGAAAAACCATATTTTTGTCCGTCAGCCATTGCATCGTTTCAAAGTTGACGGTCATGCCACACTTTCCCATCTGAGAGATGGAAAAGGCTTCATCAGGATGCTCATTCAGAAATTCCAGAACCTTCAGCGTTTTTACGTCCAGCATTTTTAACACTCCTTTCTGCCCAAGTATACCGCAGAAGGGAGCACCCCACAACCCACCCGATGATGGCCGCATGGCAGCGGCCGAAACCATTCCGGTGACGCCGCCGGGATGGTCGTGGGAGCCACCCACAGAAAGGAGTGCTTATTATGGCACGAAAGAGCTATTCCCTGAACCCCGCCATGTATGGTCTGACGCAGCAGGACGTGGAGCGTGTGATCCGCATCCACACCATGTGCAAGGACATGGACGAGGACGCATTCGAGCAGATGGAGACCGCTGCGGCGTCCATCAATCTGGTGGCCAGCCTGAAGAAGCTGGACAACCGCCCCGTGGCATGAAAGGAGAAACCACATGACAGACATCACCATAATCAACAAGGAGGTGAAGAAGATGAAGGACAGCAAAAAGCCCGGCTGGAAAGAACGGCTTTCCAACTGGACAACGGCAGAGTTGATGAGGCTTGCACTTTTCTTCCAGTGCATCGCACTGGTTTTTCAAATTGCCGCACTCATCCTAACAATTGTAAGATTAGCGTTATGAGCGCAGCCAAAAAGGACGCACCGCCAAAAAACGCGGCCGCAAGGGAAACCTTATAGCTTTTGAGAGCGAGCTCTCTATTCTTCTTGTTTTCCTCGGTTTGCTCTTTTTGGTCAGCTTCCATCATCTCTAACATTTTGCGAATATCTTCCGCGGAACCAAGTTGGGCGTTTGCCAATTTTTCCTTGCGAGCAATCGAATTTTGTATCATTCGATTTTCTTGCTCTTGTTGTTCCGCAAACTGCCTCATGACATCATGAACCTGCCAGGCACTGTTAAGATTATCGTAAAGACCCATACAACACGCCTCCCTTCCTCTTAAGTATACCGCAGAAGGGAGCCACCAACAAGGAGGTACACACTATGAACCGACTGACGAACCCCCGGTGCAGCGGCATCAAAGAGGGCTACTGGAGCCCAGCCAAGAAAGAAGAGCTTGTGCAGCGGCTGGCAGCTTATGAAAACACCGGCTGTACGCCGGAAGATATCCGAGAGTTGAAAGAATTCAAGAGCCGGCACGATGACCGGTTCCAGACTTTCAGCCCGGACTAAAAAGAGGAGACACACAGCCATGGAACGTTACATGATTTTGCTCAAACCCGGCGGGGAGGAGCTGATCGGCTTTTCCCTGCCGGTGTGCCAGACCTTGGCCGAGTTCTGGGCGCTGGAACTGGAAGCGTGAACGGCCACAACAAGCGCTGGGCAGAACAGCGCTGGGACAAACGCCAGCCGGAGCGGCTGGAACACATCTGCAAAAAGAAGGAGGATGAAAGCCATGAGAAAGCCAAGAAGCCCTTACCTGAAGCTGGCCCGCCTCATCGAGGACGAAGGGTTTGAGCACCGGGAGTTCGCCAAGCTGGTCGGCATGGGTGAAAGCACCCTGTCCACCCGCCTGAACCCGAAGCCGGAGCAAAAGAGCAATGAGTGGCGCCATTACGAGATCACCGCCATTTGCAGGGAGCTTCACATCCCGCAGGAGCAGATCGGAGAGTATTTCTTCCCGAAGGTTGAGAAAGGAGCATGAACATGAAGGCAAAACTTTACATCGACAGTGAGGACTCGACCATCAAGGTCAAAGGTGGTCCCAGCGACGTGCTGCATCTTCTGGTGTGCGCAATCGCCCAGATTCTGAAGGGCTATTTCCCGGACGATTTTGAGCGGCAGATGTGCTGGGCGTCTGGACTGCTCTACAACACGATCCGCGCGCTGAAAGAGGAGGACGACGATGAAGATTAAATCCACCGTCTGGCAGGTGCTGGCCGCCGGGAGTTTCGGCGCGGGCCTGCTGTACGCCCTGGGCATTGAGGGCACCGCGCAGGTGGGCGGTGTGATCTCGGACGGCCAGTTCATCACCGCCATGGTGCTGATCCTGCTGGCGCTTTTCCTGATGCGGCTGGGCTTTGCCGCAGAGACACGGGAACAGGCCGCCCGCCGCAACCGTTACGGCAGGATCGACCGCCGCCACGCCCGCACCGAGGAGCCGGAGTACCGGCAGAACCGGAGGGACGCCTGATGGCCAGCAACAGCAAGACTTACACCCGCATCTGTGTGGACTGCGGCAAGGTGATGCAGCAGGTGTACCAGACAAAGATGCGGTGCCCGGAGTGTGCCGCCCAGCGCAAACGGCTGCTGCACGCCCAGTGGCAGGCTCGGCACAAGGAGGAGATCCGGTCTCTCACGCCCCGGCCTTCCAGTGCTGCCAGCCGTCTGCTCCAGGCCGAGGCCCAGGATATCGCTTTCCGGGCTGACGTCCGGGCCGCCGACGCCGCCGGTCTGAGCTACGGCCAGTACATGGCCCGAAAGGCAAGCAAAAAGCCCGCCGGTGTTGGCGCACCGACGAGCTGCAAGGGATGATGGATTTTCCCAATCACATCTCCCCGATGATATCACATTTTCGGAGGTTTTACAATGAAAGGAATCCTGATCGAGCCGGGCAAAGCCCCGGTCGTCACCACCCTGCCGGACACCCTGCAGGGCATCGAAGCCATGCTGGGCTGCGATTGCACGCAGAAGGTGCTGCCCCGCACGCCGGCAGTGCTGGTGTACGGCATCATGGGTAGAGACTTGAACCGCATCTACCGCGGGCAGAACATCTACGGGCCCATCCTGTGCTATGGCTGGCGGAACAACACCCTGCAGCCCCTGAGCAAAGATCTGCAGTCTGAGATGCTGGACCGCCTGAAGGACACGGAGGTGCGGGTATGATGGACTACACCATCAGTTCCAAGATTTCCAACGAGACGGTTTATGCCTGTTACCGCGGCCGATTCTGGCGCTGGGACGGCAGCATTTGGAAAGAAAGCCACCTCATGACGCAGAAATTCGAGCGGGCCAAGGCAGCAGATAAGAAGCTGACTCCGCAGGCATTCCTGACCAATGGCGCGGAGTTCGCCCCGCTGGACGAGTACGAAATCGACTGCGCAATGCTGGACGCATTAGAAAATGCCAAGCCCTGCAAAAATGCCCCCATCGACCCAGTGGAAGAGGATTCTTCCTCGGGTGTTCCTGCTTCCTGCATCTGCTCTACCTGCACCTGTGGCGGGTGCAAAGAAGAATGCTTCGGAAACTGCCACAGCTGCGGCCATCCCGTGCAGGAGTGCAACAGCTATCAGACCGAAGGCGAAAAGCATTTAACTCCCGCTCACTCTGCGGATGTTGACAAACCGGAAGTGCCCGGAACCCAGACGACACAGAACAAGCCCCTGACCACGATCCCGGACGAGATCCGCCCGGCGTTCGATTACTCCGGGCTGGATGCACAGACGGTGGATGACCTGCACTTTGCAGAAAAGGAGTACCAGCACGGCAAAAAGCTGGCCGAGCGCGGCCTTGTCCACATGGGCAATGCCATTGCCGCCGCCCATGATGCACTGTGTGGCACCGTTGTCCAACAATTGGACAACGGCCAGTTCGCAAAAAAAGATGATACGTTCCGGGCATGGTGCTGCTCTATCGGCATCACCAAGTCAACCGCCTACAACCTGCTGCAGGTCTCTGCCCTGATGGACGGCAGCAGCCCCCGCCAGCGGGCCATTCTGGAAGCCCTGCCGCCGACCCTGCTGTATGCCGTGGCAAAGCCCAGCGCTCCGGCAGAGCTGGTGGAGAAGGTCAAGAACGGTGAGGTTTCCACGAACAAGGAGTATCAGGACCTGCTGGCCCAGATCAAAGCCGAGAAAGAGCGGGCCGATGCTGCCGAGGCTGAGCGGGACAAGCTGCTGGGTGCCCAGAATCGGGCTGCTTGGGCGGAAAGCCACATCCAAGATGTCGAAGCCCAGCGGGATGCCGCCCTTGCGGATGTTCAGGGCCTGACCGAGCAGAACGCCAAGCTCCAGCAGAGCTACCACGATGCAGACGAGAGCCGCATTGCGGCCAACCTCCAGCGCCAGAAAGCTGAAGCTGAGCGCGACAGGGCCGAAGCCCGCGCCAAGGACGCGGAGAACCAACTGGCAGGCTCCCGGCAGGTGGCCGAGGCCGCCAAGCTCCGGGGTGATAAGCTCAAGGCCGAGAACGACGCCCTGAAAAGCCAGCCCATCACCGCGGTGGTGGACGAAGAAGAGGTGGACAGGCGTGCCGGAGAAAAGGCGTACCAGATGGCCGCCGAGATGACCGCCGAGCTGCGGGCGCAGCTGGAACAGGCTTCTTCCGGCACCGAACAGGATGCCCACAGCTCCTATGACAACGTACTTTTGGCCGACCGTTCTTTCCAGAACATCGGCAAAATGGTGATTCCGTCCCTCCGCAAGCTGCCGCAGGAGCAGCGGGAAGCCGTCGCCAATCAGCTCATCCGTACACTGGGACAAATTCAAGGGGAGGTATCACAATGTCTGTAAAGATCACGGCGCTGGAAGCCGAGAACGTCAAGCGCATCAAGGCCGTTGCGCTCACCCCGTCGCCCACCGGGCTCACCCTCGTGGGCGGCAACAACAATCAGGGCAAGACCAGCGTGCTGGACGCGCTAGCGTGGGCGCTGGGCGGGGAGCGCTTCCGCCCCACTGCCGCACAGCGGGACGGGGCGGTCGCCCCTGCTCACCTCAAGGTCACACTGTCCAACGGCGTGGTGGTGGAGCGCAAGGGCAAAAATGCCAGCCTGACCGTCACCGACCCCACGGGCCGCCGCAGCGGCCAGCAGCTGCTCAACGCCTTTGTGGAGCCGCTGGCCCTCGATCTGCCCCGCTTCATGGACGCCAGCGACAAGGAAAAGGCTGACATCCTGCTGCGCATCATCGGCATTGGGGCCGAGCTGCACACCCGGGATCTGGAGATCAAGGGCCTGTACGACAAGCGCACCTTCACCGGTCAGCTGGCCGCCCAGAAAAAGCACTTTGCCGAGGAACTGGTCTCTTACCCGGAAGCCCCGGACGAGCCGGTGAGCGCCTCCGAGCTCATCCGCCAGCAGCAGGACATTCTGGCCCGGAATGGCGAGAACCAGCGCCTGCGGGCCCAGTATGCAGAGCTTGAACAGCAGGTGCAGCAGTGTGTGGACGAGCTGAAGCGCACCCGGGAACGCATTGCCACACTGCAGCAGCTGGCAGATGAACTGGACGCCAAGCACACCAAGTTGTTCAATCAGCGGGAAACTGCAAGAAAGACCGTCTCCCAGCTGCAAGACGAATCCACCGCCGAGCTGGAAGCCTCCATCCGGGACATTGAGGAGACCAACCGCAAGGTGCGGGCCAACCTGGAAAAATCCCGGGCTGAGGACGAAGCCGCCCAGTACGCCAGCGAGTACGACCGCCTGACCGAATCCATCCAGCAGAAGCGTGCCGACCGCATGGCCCTGCTGAACGGCGCAGACCTGCCGCTGCCGGGGCTGAGCGTGGAGGACGGCGTCCTTACTTACAAAGGCAAGCACTGGCGGGATATGTCCGGCAGTGACCAGCTGCGGGTGGCCGCCGCCATCGTGCGCCGGCTGAACCCGGACTGCGGCTTTGTTCTGCTGGACAAGCTGGAGCAGATGGACATGACCACCCTGCAGGAGTTTTCCGCCTGGCTGGAAGCCGAGGGCCTGCAGGCCATTGCTACCCGCGTTTCCACCGGCAGTGAGTGCCAGATCATCATTGAGGACGGCATGGTCAAGGACGCCGTGCCGCCCGAAGAGAAGCCCCAGCCCCGGAGCTGGACGAAAGGAGCGTTTTAAATGAGCAAGTATGCAGTCACCAGCGGCATCCAGACCGCCCCCGTCAAAACCGTGCTGTACGGCCCGGAGGGCATCGGCAAAAGCACCTTTGCCTCCCACTTCCCGAGCCCTGTGTTCATCGACACCGAGGGCGGCACCAAGCGCCTGAACGTGGCCCGCCTGCCCCAGCCCACCAGCTGGGCCATGCTGCTGGACGAGGTGGCCGAGGTGCGCAAAGGCAACGTGCCCTGCAGCACGCTGGTCATCGACACAGCCGACTGGGCCGAGCGCCTGTGCATCCAGGCGGTGTGCGCCCGTGCCAAGGTCAACGGCATCGAAGATTTTGGCTACGGTAAGGGCTACACCTACGTCAAGGAGGAGTTCAGCAAGCTGCTGGATGCCCTGGAAGAGGTGCTGAACGCCGGCCACAATGTGGTGGTGCTGGCCCATGCCGCCATCACCAAGTTTGAGCAGCCGGACGCCGTGGGCAACTACGACCGCTGGGGCATGAAAACCAGCAAGCAGGTGGCCCCGCTGCTGCAGGAGTGGTGCGATATGCTGCTGTTCGCCAACTACAAAACGGTGGTGGAAAAGGCCGGCAGCGGCCCAAACGCCAAGAACAAGGCCAGCGGCGGCAAGCGGGTGCTGTACACCACCCACCACGCCTGCTGGGACGCCAAGAACCGCTTTGACCTGCCGGAGGAGGTGCCCTTTGATTACGCCAGCATTGCCCACTGCCTGCCCGGCGGCAGCGCACCGGCAGCTACCCAGACGCCGGTGCAGCACGCCCCGGCTCCTGCCCCGCAGCCCAAACATCAGCCGGATGCCGACATCCTGCCCAGCCCCGCACCGCAGCCGGAACCGCCCCGCGAGGAAGTGCCCCGCGCTCTGCTCACGCCGGATCTGATCGCGTTGGGTGTGCCGGAAAAGCTGGCTTCCCTGATGAGTGCCAACAACGTGACCCCGGAAGAGCTGCAGCATGTAGTGGGCGAGCGGGGCTACTTCCCGGAGGATATGCCCATCAAGGACTACCCCATGGATTTTGTGGAGGGCTGCCTGATCGCCGCATGGCCGCAGGTGCTGCAGATGGTTCTGGACAGCCGTGACCTGCCGTTTTAACGTACATTAAATAAAGGAGACGCATTATGAACGAGATGAACAACGAAGGTTTCGCTTTGGGTTGGGATGACGAGTTTACCAACGAGCAGCAGGAATTCGTGCTGCTGCCGGAGGGGGATTACCCCTTTGAGGTCACCGGCATGGAGCGTGCCCGCTATGAGGGCGGGGCCAAGCTGCCGCCCTGCTCCATGGCAAAACTGACCCTGCGCATTTATGGCGGGGCCAAGGGCGACACCACCGTGACCCACCGCCTGTACCTGCATACCAAGACCCAGGGTCTGCTGGGCGCGTTCTTTGAGAGCATCGGCCAGTGCAAGCGGGGCGAAACCTTCCGCCCCCGCTGGAACGAGGTGGTAGGTGCCAAGGGCATCTGCAAGCTGGGCGTCCGGGAGTACACCAAACAGAGCGGCCCTCACGCCGGTGAGACCGGCCAGAGCAACGAGGTGCAGCGCTTCCTGCCGCCCCCGGCACCCAAGGCGGCACCCTCGCAGGGCTGGACGCAGGGGGCATTCTGATGGGGCAGGAACTGAGACCCTACCAGCAGCAGGCCCGTGACCGCATCCACGCCGAGTGGGACGCCGGCCACACCCGCACCCTGCTGGTGCTGCCCACCGGCACCGGCAAAACCATTGTGTTTGCGTCGGTGGCTGCCGATCAGGTGCGTGCCGGCGACCGGGTGCTCATTCTGGCGCACCGGGGCGAGCTGCTGGAACAGGCTGCCGACAAGCTGCAGCGTTCCACCGGCCTTGTCAGCGCCGTGGAAAAGGCCGAATCCACCTGCCTGGACAGCTGGTTCCGGGTGGTGGTGGGCAGCGTGCAGACCCTGCAGCGCACCGCCCGGCTGGAACGCTTCCCGCAGGATTATTTCGGCACCATCATCATCGACGAGGCCCACCACGCCATCACCGACGGTTACCGCCGCATCCTGGACTACTTCAGCGGGGCCAAGGTGCTTGGCGTCACCGCCACGCCGGACCGCGGCGACATGCGCAATCTGGGCGAGGTGTTCGACAGCCTGGCCTTTGAGTACAAGCTGACCGACGCCATCAAGGAGGGCTATCTGTGCAAGATCATGGCCCAGACCATCCCGCTGCAGCTGGATATTACATCCGTGACCATGAGCGGCGGCGACTACGCCGTGGGCGACCTGGGCACAGCCCTTGATCCGTATTTGGAGCAGATCGCCGCCGAAATGGCTCGGCGCTGCAAGAGCCGCAAAACGGTGGTGTTCCTGCCGCTGATCAAGACCAGCCAGAAGTTCCGGGACCTGCTGAACACCTACGGCTTCCGGGCTGCCGAGGTCAACGGCCAGAGCGACGACCGCAGGCAGGTGCTGGCCGACTTCGATGCCGGCAAATACAATGTGCTGTGCAACTCCATGCTGCTCACCGAGGGCTGGGACTGCCCCTCCGTGGACTGCGTGGTGGTGCTGCGGCCCACCAAGGTGCGCAGCCTGTACAGCCAGATGGTGGGGCGCGGCACCCGCCTTTCCCCGGGCAAGACCGACCTGCTGTTGCTGGATTTCCTGTGGATGACCGACAAGCACGAGCTGTGCCGCCCGGCAGACCTGGTCTGTGAGGACCGCACTGTGGCCCGCCAGATGACCGAGCATCTGGCCGAGACCGGCTGCCCGGAGGACATCGAGGAGGCCGCCGCCCAGGCCAGCGAGGACGTGGTGGCCCAGCGGGAAGAAGCCCTTGCCAAGCAGCTGGAAGAGCAGCGCCGTAAAAAGGCAAAACTGGTGGACCCGCTGCAGTACGAAATGAGCATTCAGGCCGAAGATCTGGCCGGGTATGTGCCCGCCTTTGGCTGGGAGGCCGGTCCGCCCAGCGAGCAACAGACCGCCGCGCTGGAAAAGCTGGGCATCCTGCCGGACGCAGTGGAATCCGCCGGCAAGGCCGCCCTGCTGCTGGACCGCCTGAACAAGCGCCGGGACGAGGGCCTGACCACGCCCAAACAGATTCGCTGTCTGGAAAAGTACGGGTTCCAGCATGTGGGCACCTGGAGCTTTGAGGCCGCCCGCCACATGATCGATCGCATAGCGGCTCAGGGCTGGCGCGGCGTGCCCAAGGGCGTGAACCCCCGCACCTATACCCCCGCTGCGGAGCCGCCTGCTGCAGACAGTCCTTTTGATTTTGGATGGTAACGTGAATGGACAATGCGAATGAACTCAAAGAAGCGCTGGATTTTCTCAGCCCGTCCGCCCTGACCTACGACGAATGGATCCTGGTGGGCATGGGCCTGAAGGAAGCCGGCCTGCCCGTGGAAGCATGGGAACAGTGGAGCGCCCGGGACGGGGGCCGCTACCACAAAGGCGAGTGCGCCAAGAAGTGGGCCAGTTTCCACGGCGGCGGGGGCAGCCCCGTCACGGCCAGCAGTATCTTTCAGCTGGCCTATTCCAGCGGATGGAGAGGCCCTGCCGGCCATGCACTGGACTGGAACGACGACATCTCCGCCGGGACGAACCACACAGACGGCCAGCTGGTAGACCCCCGTTGGGTGGAAGCCCACGATCTCGCCCTGCCGGAACAGTGGGACCCTGTGGACCAGCTCAGGCGCTACCTGCAGGCCCTGTTTGAAGAGGACGAGTATGTGGCCTATGTCACCGAGAGTTTCATGGCCGACGACAAACGCCGCCCGGCCAAGGGCAGCTGGACCCGCACCGCCGGGCAGCTCCTTGCCGAACTGGGCACCTGCGGCGGGGATCTCGGCAAGGTGCTGGGCGACTGGGACCCGGAGGTGGGTGCCTGGATCTGCTTCAACCCCGTGGACGGCACAGGCCGCAAGGACGCCAACGTCACCGCCTACCGCTACGCCCTTGTGGAGTGCGATAACATGGAGCTGGGCAAGCAGCAGGCCATCATCAAGCAGCTGGAGCTGCCCTGCGCCGCGCTGGTGTACTCCGGCGGCAAGAGCGTCCACGCCATCGTCAAGGTGGACGCCCCGGACTATGCCGAGTACCGCAAGCGGGTGGATTACCTCTACGCTGCCTGCCAGAAAAACGGCCTGACCCTCGACCAGCAGAACCGCAACCCCAGCCGCCTGAGCCGGATGCCCGGCATCCTGCGCTGCGACAAGCGGCAGGTGCTTCTGGAGACCAATTTCGGCAAGAGCTGCTGGGACGAGTGGGTGGACTGGCTGGAAGCCGAGACCGACGACCTACCGGACACCGAGAACCTCGCCGCCGACTGGGAGCACCTGCCCCCGCTGGCAGACCCGCTCATCTTCGGGGTGCTGCGCAAAGGGCACAAGATGCTTCTGGCGGGCCCCAGCAAGGCCGGCAAGAGCTTTGCCCTCATCGAGCTGTGCATCGCCATTGCCGAGGGCAAGCCGTGGCTGGGCCAGTTCTCCTGCGCCCAGGGCAAGGTGCTGTACATCAATCTGGAGCTGGATCGGGCCTCCTGCCTGCACCGCTTCAAGGATGTGTACACCGCCATGGGCCTGCCGCCGGAGCACCTGAAAAACATTGACATCTGGAACCTGCGCGGTGCGTCCGTGCCCATGGACAAGCTGGCCCCCAAGCTCATCCGCCGGGCCCAGAAAAAGGGCTACATGGCCGTGGTGCTGGACCCCATTTATAAGGTAATCACCGGCGACGAGAACAGCGCCGACCAGATGGCCAAGTTCTGCAACCAGTTTGACCTTGTGTGCCGCGCACTGGACTGCGCCGTGATCTACTGCCATCACCACAGCAAAGGTGCCCAGGGCGGCAAGCGCAGCATGGACCGTGCGTCCGGTTCCGGCGTGTTTGCCCGCGATCCGGACGCCATGCTGGACATGACCGAACTGGTGCCAACCGATGCTATCCGCCAGCAGCTGCACAACAAGGCCGCCTGCCGGGTCATTAAGGCCATGCTGGATAAGCGCGGTCATGCCGATGCCTACGGCCAGGACGATGCCCTCAGCCGCACCCGGATGCTGGCCATTGTCAAGGAAAAACTCGGCCTTGCCGACCTGCGGGCCATCGACGCCGAGGTGGCTGCCGCCGAGAAAAAAGCCGACGGCATGACCGCGTGGCGCATCGAGGGCACGCTCCGCGAGTTCGCCCGCTTTGACCCGGTGAACCTCTGGTTTGACTACCCGGTGCACAAGCTGGACAGCGGTCTGCTGGAGGATCTCCAGCCGGACGGAGACGTCAAGGGCTTTGCTGCACGCGGCGCGGAAAAGCGCTGGGGCAGCCGGGAGAAGCTGGCCAAGAACAAGTCCGTGGAGCTGTCCACCGCCTACGAATCCTGCACGATGGACGGCAAGGTCACTGTCTACGCCATGGCCGAGTATATGGGCCTGAAGCCGGACACCGTGCGCCGCCGCCTGAAAGCGGACGGCGGTTACTGGGTAGATGGCGCGGACGTGGGACGCAAAGAACCCGGTTCCAACGGATGATTACAAATTGCAATATTTTGTTTTACGCAACGTACAAAAACAGTAAAATGCCCGCATAATCCGTCCGCGTCCGGCTTCCGGATTTCGGAAAATGCCGCATTTTCCTACGGATCCGGGACGGAAAATGCCTATATATAATAGCATAATCCGTCCGTGTGTGATGGGGATCCCGGAGGATGGGCGTACACAGCCCCATCCATCCGGGGAACCCTCCCCATCACGTTGGCCTGAACTGAAAAAAGAAAAACGAGGTGAACCCCATGTACATGCAATTCTTCGTCCCCATGCAGCCGCCCACCACCACCCACAACGCAAAGCAGCTGCACGCCTACATGAAGGGCGGCAAGCCCTGCGCCGTGCTGCACGACAGCCCGGAACTCAAAGCCACCCGTGCCAAGCTCCATGCCCATCTGGCACCCCACGCCCCGGCAAAGCCCATCCCTGCCGGCAGACCGGTGCGCCTGCTGGTCAAGTGGTGCTTCCCCTCCGAGGGGCGCAGGAACGGTGCGTGGCGCACCAGCAAACCCGACACCGACAACCTGGAAAAGGCTCTCAAGGACGAGATGACCCGCCTGCACTTCTGGGACGACGATGCCCAGGTGTGCAGCGAGATCGTGGAGAAGTTCTGGTCGGACCCCTGTGGGGTGTTCGTCCGGGTGGAGGAGCTGGCATGACCTACGAAGAGAAAAGACGCTGGCTCAGTCGGTACGGGGACGCTATGGTAAAGGCCAAGCACCTGCGAGATGATTTAGATGAAGCAGAACGTGACACCGGTTGTACCACGCAGCAACTGACCGGAATGCCGGGCGGCAGCGGTGATGGGCAGAGTCTGGCACGAACTGTAGAACGTATTGAACGAGCCGAGAAAGCCTTGAATGCACAGATCATGCTGTGTGATGATCTCCACGCCGAACTTATGGCCCGACTGGAGGATGTGGACGACCCGAAGGATTACGAGGTCCTGCGGCTGAAGTATCTCCGCTTTCAGGACTGGGAGCAGATTGCACAGAAGATGAGCATCTGTGTACGGCAGGTTTACCGTCATCACCGTAAAGGTGTGGATGCTTTGGAACTGTGACAGATGTCAGTAAAACGTCAGTACGACGTCAGTGACATGTCTTTGATTTCATGATAAAATAGTATCATCGCAAGAGCCCGCAGGAAAGGTCCCTTACTCCCTTCAATCCTGCGGGCTTTGTGCTGCCCGGCTGCGACAGGGGAACACACATTTACTCACCCAACAGCCTGAATGTACCAGCCGGGCCTTTTTTGATATTTTTCGCCGTCCGCAGGGGCGGCTTTTTTCATACCCCCGGGGCCTGCAAAGACCCCCGGGGTCATTTTGTACCCCGGCCTTTCAAAACACCCCCTGCCTGCAAAAGGCCTCCTCCCCCTTGAGGAGACCGGCAGGCAGCACACCCCAAGGAGCTGCCCATGGCAAAGACTGTTGCACGCCCGGATCGGGACGGCACCCACCGGCTGGCGTTTGAACGCAACAAGAAAAAGATCTACGCCACCCAGACCGTGTGCGGCATCTGCGGCAAGCCTGTGGATTTCAGCTACAAATTTCCGCATCCGCTTTCGCCGTGCATCGACCACATCATTCCGGTGGCCAAGGGCGGCCACCCCAGCGACCTCGCCAACCTGCAGCTGGCGCATTTCTGGTGCAACCGGCAGAAGAGCGACAAGCTGTTTACGCCTGTGGAGCAGCAGACGGAGCCGGATGCAGATGCCTCCATGGCCCTGCCGCTGAGCACCGACTGGACGGCGTACCGCAGCCGCTGAGACGGCCCGCAGCGCCGCCGGGACACGCACGCAGGGACGGGGGGCATCCCCCTCCCAGGGGGCCCTCTGACCTTCCCAGACCGTACTGTGAATATTTTCTCGTGAAAGGAGAATCCACCGCCCATGACCGACCTGAAAGGCATGGCCTATCTGCGCCGCCGCCTGAACCAGAAGCGCAGCCGAGTGCTGACCCGCTACAAGTATTACGAGATGAAGAACGCCGTAAAGGACTTTGGCAAGGTCACCCCGGATGAGTTCCGCTTTTTCAGCGAGACGCTGGGCTGGTGCGGGAAAGCTGTGGACGCTCTGGCCGACCGGCTGGTCTGGCGGGAGTTCCGGGATGATAACTTTGACCTGAACTCCATCTACCAGATGAACAACGCAGACACCCTGTTTGACAGTGCCGTGCTGTCGGCCCTCATTTCCAGCTGCTGCTTTCTGTACATCAGCCCGGACGGCAGCGGCTACCCCCGGCTGCAGGTCATCGACGGCGGCAATGCCACCGGCATCCTGGACGAGGTGACCGGCCTGCTCACGGAAGGATATGCCGTTCTGGCCCGCGACCCGGAAACGGACAAGCCTCTGCTGGAGGCCTACTTCACCACGGGCAGTACCTGGTATTACCCCAACGGCCAGAAGCCGTATCAGGTGCCCAACCCCGCCCCGGCCCCGCTGCTGGTGCCCGTCGTGTACCGCCCGGACGCCAAGCGGCCCTTTGGCCACAGCCGCATCTCCCGTGCCTGCATGGGCCTGCAGCAGGGAGCCCTGCGCACCCTCAAGCGCAGCGAGATCAGCGCCGAGTTCTATTCCTTCCCGCAGAAATATGTGCTGGGCACCTCCAGCGACGCCGAGCAGATGGACAAGTGGAAGGCCACCATTTCCAGCTTTCTGGAGTTCACCAAGGACGAGGACGGCGACAAGCCGGTGGTGGGCCAGTTCACCCAGCAGAGCATGAGCCCCTACACCGAGCAGCTGCGCACTTTTGCCGCGCTGTTCGCGGGAGAGACCGGCCTGACGCTGGACGATCTGGGGTTCGTCACCGACAACCCGTCCAGCGCCGAGGCCATCAAGTCCAGCCACGAAAGCCTGCGCCTGGCTGCCCGCAAAGCACAGCGCACCTTTGGCAGCGGCTTCCTGAACGCCGGGTATCTGGCCGCCTGCATGCGGGACGGCATTGCCTACCAGCGTCAGCAGCTCTACCTCACCCGCCCGGTGTGGGAGCCGGTGTTCGAGCCGGACGCCGCCACCCTGTCCGGCATCGGGGACGCCGTGGGCAAGATCAACACGGCCATCCCCGGTTATTTCGGTGCGGAGAACCTACGGGACCTGACCGGCATCCGCTCCGAGAGCTGAGGAGGCACCCATGGCCGACAAGGACATTGCCCCGGAGCTGCTGGAGCGCATCCGGGCCGACTTCCGGGCGCTGCTGGGCGACGCAAAGCCCGCCGCTGACACCTACGCTGCCGCTGCAGACTATGCTGAGCTTGTGGGCAATGCCCTGGCCGAGGCGTTCCGCCGCAACCTGACCGCCGACGCCCTGCCGGAGGGCAGGCTCTACTGGAACATTGCCGACCGGGTGGTGCGTCCCATGCTGGAAGAGGAGCACCTGCTGGTGGCGGACGCTTCCGCAGCGGTGCAGCAAGCACTGAACCGGCAGGCGAACCTTGGCATTGCCCCGCAGCGGGCCGTGCTGAACACCGACGCCGTGAACGGCCTGCTGAACAAGGTGTCCATGGCAGAGCAGTTCAAAGATGTGGCGTGGGCACTGGACGAGCCGGTGCGCACCTTCTCCCGCATGGTGGTGGATGACACCCTGAAACGCAACGTGGATTTTCAGGGCAAGGCCGGGCTGCGGCCCCGGGTCATCCGCACCGCTGAGAGCCACTGCTGCAAATGGTGCAGCGCTCTGGCCGGTACTTACGATTACCCCCATGTGCCGAAAGATGTTTACCGCCGCCACGAGCGCTGCCGCTGCCGGGTGGAATATGACCCCGGCTCCGGTCGCCGGCAGAACGTGTGGAACAAGACGTGGACAGACCCGGAAGAACGTGATAAAATTAAAGCCAGAAAGCAGGTTCCTTCTGCTTTGCCTACGGGTGTACGCCCTCGATCCAGCGGTGAAGTTGGTTTTACAGACGGCGACACCACCATCAACAGCGTTGAGCCGCTTGACTTTTCCAATAAGGCTTCTATAAACCGGCAGCTTATTACGTTTTTGGAACAGCACAGCAACTCTCCTGTGGAACATGCCATTGTGTTTTCTCCGGATGGTCATGTTTACCGGCTTACCGGAACACATGCTACTGTAAACACTGCACTTATTGGAGAAGATTCTCTAATGGGTAGTATCGGTGCGCATAATCATCCGGTCTGGGAGGGCTTTCTTTCCGGTGATTCTTTCAGTATGGACGATGTTTGTTTTTCTGTCGAACATAAAACTGGCACAGAGTTTCTTACGACCGGAAACCGCCGTTACTCATTTGAGTACACTGGAGATCTGAACCGCGAAGAAATAGCCGCCGCGTATAAAGCGGCCCGTCTGGAAGTTCAGAATCGTATTTTTGATGCAGGAGAAAGCATTGAGTTTATCCAACTTGAAACGATGCGGATCCTGGCTGGCAAGTTGAAAGGGTTTGATTTTCATGAGCTCGTTTGATGAAGAGTGGAAAGAACTGCGTGCCTGGTATTCAGAACAGCAGGCTGTGTGTGAACAGGAAGCTGTAGCTGAGCAGGAAAAACACGGCCTACGACGTGACAGTTTGGCAAATGACCGGATGCAGATTGTTCATCAGGAATTTTTGAAGAAAAGACGCGAGCTTTACGCAAAGTATGGAAAGTCAGAGGCTTCTGCAGCACCTGCCCCTGCCAAGGAAGCGCCAAAAAACTACCAGGCAGATCTTTATAAAATCCTCTGTCAAAAATAAATTCATGCTGTTGAACCACGATGCACACGCACCGTGGTTTTCTTTTACCCAAAATCAGAAAGGAGAACCCTATGAAAAAGATTCTTCTCGCCCTTGCACTGGTCGCATCCATCCTGCTGTGCGGCTGTTCGGAAGCAGATAAGGCCAACGCCAACATTTCCAAGCAGGCAGATTACTTTGAAAGCGAGCGTAAGATCACCGTCTACAATGCCCGCACTGATAAGGTCATTCTGGAAGCCGAGGGCTACATGTCCATTTCCAACAACTCGAACAATGAGCTGGTCTGCACAGTGAAAATTGGCCCCGATACCTATCGCAAGAACTACATCTATCTGAACGACTACACCATGTATGTGGTGGAGGACATCACCGGCACTCATACCGATCCGTATCACTACAAGCTCTATTTCCATACTGACATCCTGCCCAGCGTGGAAGTTAAGCCGTAAGCTCTTTCCCAGCACCCACAAGCACTGTGCAAAAAATGCACGGTGCTTTTTTCATGCCGTTTTAGCTCATGTTGGCAGAGCAGTGGTCTCCAAAACCACAGGTCGCTGGTTCGATTCCAGTAAACGGTGCCATCATTTTCATGCAAAGGAGGAACCCAGCCCACCATGCCGCGGACGCGAAAACAGACAGCCCCGGCAAGGCTGGGGCGTCAGACGCCCACCGCTGCCGTGGTGCTGCCCTACACCAAAACCTTCGGCCAGGACGCCATCGACCTGTACAACTCCACCGGGCGCATCGCCCAGCAGTGGCAGGAGCTGCTGCTGTATGACATCCTTGCCCGCAACGAGGAGGATCTGTGGGTGCATACCAAGTTCGGCTATGCCGTGCCCCGCCGCAACGGCAAGAACGAGATCGCCGCCATCCGGGAGCTGTACGGCCTGCAGCAGGGCGAGAGCATCCTGCACACCGCCCACCGCACCACCACCTCCCGGGCCGCCTGGGAGCGGTTGTGCCACCTGCTGGACAAGGCCAAGATCCCCTATAAATCCATTCAGGCCGTGGGCCGGGAGCACATCCAGCTGGAAGAGGGCGAGGGCCGCATCGAGTTCCGCACCCGCTCCTCCAAGGGCGGCCTGGGCGAGGGCTTTGACCTGCTGGTCATCGACGAGGCCCAGGAGTACACCGACGATCAGGCCAGTGCCCTGAAGTATGTGGTCACTGACAGCGAGAACCCGCAGACCCTGTTCTGCGGCACCCCGCCCACGCCGGTGTCCTCCGGCACGGTGTTCCTCAAAATGCGCAACGCCGCCCTGCGGGGCGACACGCAGAACACCGGCTGGGCCGAGTGGAGCGTGGAGCAGCAGACCGACCCCCACGACGTGGAGGCCTGGTATCAGACGAACCCCAGCCTCGGCACCATCTTCACCGAGCGCAGTGTGGCGGATGAGATCGGCGATGACCCAATCGACTTCAACATCCAGCGTCTGGGGCTGTGGCTTCGGTACAACCTCAAATCGGCCATCAGCCGGGCAGAGTGGGACGAACTGAAAACCGACACCCTGCCCAAGCTCACCGGCAAGCTGTATGCCGGCATCAAGTTCAGCACCGACGGCACCAGCTGTGCGCTGGCCGTTGCGTGCCGCACCAAAGACAACGCTATCTTCGTGGAAGCCATCGGCTGCCATCCTACCCGGGACGGCAGCGGGTGGCTTCTTGATTTTCTATCCAAAGCCGACCTAGCCGCCGTGGCGGTGGACGGGGCCAGCGGGCAGCAGCTTCTGGCCGACGCCATGAAGGCCGCCCACCTCAGGTCCCCCGTGCTGCCCACGGTCAAGCAGGTCATCACCGCCAACGCCGCCTTCGAGCAGGCCCTTTTTGCGCAAGCCCTGTGCCATGCCGGCCAGCCCGGCCTTGCGCAGGCTGCTTCCAACTGCGAAAAGCGGGCCATCGGCTCCAACGGCGGCTTCGGTTACCGCTCTCTGACCGAGGGCGGCCACATCGAGCTGCTGGACAGCGTGATCCTGGCCCACTGGCAGTGCGCCGAGGGCAAGGGCAAGCGCCGGCAGCGCATCCGCTATTAACAGGCCACCCGGGCCTGTTTTTTTGTTGCCATAAAGGAGGGTATTCCATGGCAGAAGCATTTGAACCCATTACCACGCAGGAGGCGTTTGAGGCCGCTGTCGCTGACAGGCTGGCCCCTTACGCCGACTACAACGACCTCAAGGCCCAGAACGAGGCCCTCGCCGGGCAGGTGGCGGAGCTGAACACCCGCTGCCAGACCTACGAGACGGACGCGCTCAAGACCCGCGTTGCCCATGAGGTGGGCCTGCCGTTCGACCTGGCGGGCCGCCTGACCGGCTCCAAGGAGGAGGACATCCGCAAGGACGCCCAGAACCTGCTGCAGCTGATCAAGCCCAAGACCCCGCCCGCACCCCTGCGCGGCGACCCCGACCCCAGCGGCGGCGGCAAAAAGGCCGCCTGGCGCAGTTTCGCAAACCAGCTGATGAACAACGAGTAAAGGAGAACACATCATGGCAGATATTCTGAGCAAAGGCTCCCTGTTCCCGGAGGAGCTGATCCCCGGCTTTATCCAGAAAACCACCGGCGCGTCCGCGCTGGCCAAGCTCTGCGGCGCAACGCCCATCGCCTTCAACGGCCAGAAGGAATTCACCTTCACGCTGGACAAGGAAGTGGACATCGTGGCAGAAAACGGTGCCAAGGGCAAGGGCGGCATGACCGTGGAGCCCATCACCATCGTGCCCATCAAGATCGAGTATGGTGCACGCGTGTCCGACGAGTTCCTGTACGCTTCCGAGGACGCCCAGATGGACGTTCTGAGCGCCTTTGCGGACGGCTTTGCCAAGAAGGTGGCCAAGGGTCTGGACCTCATGGCCTTCCACGGCATCAACCCCCGCACCGGCTCTGCGTCCGGCGTCATCGGCACCAACCACTTTGACAGCAAGGTCACCCAGGCCGTGACCATTGCCGCCTCCGACAAGCCCGACACCAACGTGGAGGCCGCCATCGCCCTGGTGCAGGGCGCGGAGCGGGACGTTACCGGCATGGTGCTGGCCCCCAGCTTCAAGAGCGCTCTGGCGGCCCAGACCACTACCGACGGTGCCAAGCTGTACCCGCAGCTGGCCTGGGGCGCAAACCCCGGCGAGGTGAACGGCCTGCGGGTGGAATCCACCTCCAACCTGTCCGCCGGTTCCAGCCTGGACCGTGCGCTGGTGGGCGACTTCACCAACTGCTTCAAGTGGGGCTACGCCAAGGAGATGCCCATTGAGGTGATCCAGTACGGCAATCCCGACAACGATGCGGATCTGGGTGACCTGAAGGGCCACAACCAGGTATACCTGCGCGGCGAGGCCTACATCGGCTGGGGCATCCTGGATCCGTCCGCATTCGCCCACATCAAGGCCAACGCCTAAGGAGGACACGCCATGCTGTACCGCAACAAGCGCACCGGCGCTGTGATCGAGACGCCCTGCCGCGTTTCCGGCGGGGACTGGGAGCCCGTCAAGGCAGAAAAGGCGGCCAAACCCAAGGCTACCGCCAAGGAGAAACCGGAGGCTGCTGAATGAGCTACGCCACCGTGGAGGACATGACCGCTCTGTGGCGTCCCATGACCGCCGCCGAGCAGGCCCGGGCGTCCCCTCTGTTGGAGGTGGTGTCCGCCAGCCTGAATGTGGAAGCCGCCAGGGTGGGCAAAGACCTGCCCGCCCTCACCGCTGCAGACGAAGCCCTGGCCCTGGTGGCCAAGAGCGTCACCGTGGACGTGGTGGCCCGCACCCTGATGACCAGCACGAACCAGGAACCTCTGACCCAGTTCACCCAGGCCGCAGGCGGCTACTCGGCGTCCGGGTCCTTTCTGGTGCCCGGCGGCGGCCTGTTCATCAAAAAATCGGAGCTGGCCCGGCTGGGCCTGCGCCGCCAGCGGATGGGAGTGATCGAACCCTATGGCTCTGATTGAAGGCATCCCCGTCATCCTCTATGAGCGCACCCAGACCGGCGAGGATGCTTTTCACGCCCCGGTTTACACCGAAACACCGGTCACGGTGGAAAATGTGCTCATCACGCCGGTGGACAATGCCGCCGTGGTCACCGACCTGCAGCTCACGGGCCGCCGGGTGGCCTACGAGCTGTGCATCCCGAAAGGCGACGCTCACCGCTGGGAGGGCTGCACCGTGGAATTTTTTGGCCAGAAATGGCGAGTGTACGGCGGTGCCTCCCAGTACATCGAGGCGCTTGTGCCCCTCGCCTGGAACAAGAAAGTGCAGGTGGAACGGATTGAATAACGTCAAGGTCAGGCTGAACAAGAAAGGCGTCGGCAAGCTGCTGAAAAGCAAGGAACTGGCCGACGGCCTGAACCGCCTTGCCTTTGCGGCCCAGAGCCGCCTGGGCGACGGGTACGAAGCCGTGTACTACACCGCACCCACCCGTGCCGTGGCGGAAGTCCGGGCGGAAAGCTATGCCGCCCGCAAGGAGAACGCCGACACCAATTCCATTTTAAAGGCCCTGAAATGATCGAAGAAATCATCCTGAATTACCTGCGGGAAAACGGTTTTCCCTGCTTTATGTCCGTGCCGGAGAACCCCTCCGGCAATTTTTGTGTCCTGGAAAAGACCGGCTCCGACTGCGACGAGGGCATTTACACGGCCACACTGGCGGTGCAGTCCTACGGCCACAATGCCTGCGACCATGACGGCACCTTAGGTGCTGCCCAGCTCAACGAGCAGATCAAGGCCGCCATGCAGGCTGCCGACACCCTGCCGGAAGTGGTCTCCTGCGACCTTATCACCGACTACAATTTCCCGGACACCACCCGCAAACGGCCCCGCTATCAGGCCGTTTTTTCTATCACTCATTACTGACCTGTGAAAGGAGAACTACACATGGCAGACGCAACCAAAGTAACCGCCGCCAAGCCCAAAGTGGGCGGTGCCATCTGGCGTGCCCCGCTGGGCACCCCGCTGCCCACCGACGCCAAGACCAAACTGGACAAGGCTTTTAAGTGCCTGGGCTACGCCTCCGAGGACGGCGTGACCAACAGCAACTCGCCCTCCAGCGAGAACACCACTGCCTGGGGCGGCGACACCGTGCTGACCCAGCAGACCGAGAAGCCCGACACTTTCCAGTACACCCTGCTGGAGGCCCTGAACGTGGAGGTGCTCAAGTCCGTGTATGGTGACAGCAACGTCACCGGCACGCTGGAGACCGGCATCACCGTGCAGGCCAACAGCCAGGAGCAGGCCGACTGCAGCTGGGTCATTGAGATGGTGATGAAGAACAAGGCGGTCAAGCGCATCGTCATCCCGGATGCCGCCGTCACCGCCGTGGGCGATATCACCTACGCCAAGAGCGCCGTGGGTTACAACACCACCCTGACCGCCGTGCCGGATGCCCAGGGCAACACCCATTACGAGTACATTCTGGGCGGCACTGCTGCCGCCCAGGCCGCTGCCAAGACCAAGGAGGTGCAGGCATGATCACTGCAAAGACTGAATCCGGCTTTTCCATCGAGCTGGAGGACGACGCTCTGGAGGACCAGGAACTGTTCGACGCCATTTCCGGCATGCAGGACGGCAACGTGTTCAGCATGAGCCACCTGACCGAGCGCCTGTTGGGCACCGAGGGCCGCAAGAAGCTCTACGACCACCTGCGCAACGACAAGGGCCGTGTGCCGCCCCAGGCGGTGGCGCAGGCCCTGAATGAACTGCTGACCAGCTTTTCTGCCGGAAAAAACTCTGCATCCTCGCCGAACTGATCGCGTCGGACGAGGATGCGCTCATCTGCGATTTCGCGCAATATTACCATGTGCTGGACTGGCGCAGCCTGCCGCTGCGTCTGGCGGCTACCCTTGCTGCCGGCCTGCCGGAGGACAGCCGCAGCATGATGAAGGCCAGCGGCAAGACCGTGCCGCTGCACATCGAGCTGCAAGCCTACACCGCCGACCGCCTGACGCAGATCCTGTGGGGCCTGAGCAACGACACCCGGACGGTGCCCTCTGTGCTGGCAGACCTGCACGGCCTGTCCGCGGACAGCGATACCGATGTGCAGAGCTACGACAGCCCGGAAGAGTTTGAGGCCGCCCTTGCGGCCCTGAAAGGAGGTGGATGACCATGCCGGACGGCATTGAGCTGGCAAAAGCGTATGTGCAGATCGTGCCCTCGGCAGAGGGCATCCAGGGCAAGATCACCGAAGCCCTGGGCGGGGAGCCTGCGGCAGCCGGTGACGCCGCCGGACAGTCCCTCGGTGCCCAGCTGGTGGGCACCCTGAAAAAGGTGATCGCGGCTGCCGGCATCGGCAAGATCATCTCGGAATCCATCAACCTGGGCGGCGCGCTGCAGCAGAGCCTGGGCGGTGTGGAAACGCTGTTCAAGGACAGCGCCGACACCGTTAAGGCCTACGCTGCCCAGGCCTACAAGACCGTGGGCCTGTCGGCCAACGACTACATGGAGCAGACCACCAGCTTTGCCGCCAGCCTGCTGTCCAGCGTGAGCCAGGACACCCAGGCGGCTGCCGATCTGGCCAACATGGCTATGGTGGATATGGCCGACAACTCCAACAAGATGGGCACCTCCATGCAGGACATCCAGAACGCCTATCAGGGGTTTGCCAAGCAGAATTACACCATGCTGGACAACCTCAAGCTGGGCTACGGCGGCACGCAGGCCGAGATGCAGCGCCTGCTGAAGGACGCCGAGAAGATCTCTGGCGTGCACTACGACCTGGGCAACCTAGCCGACATGTACAGCGCCATCCACGTCATCCAGAAGGAGATGGACATCACCGGCACCACGGCCAAGGAGGCATCCACCACCCTGACCGGCAGCTTTGCGGCCATGAAAGCTGCCGCCGAGAACGTGCTGGCCGACTGGTCCACCGGTGCCGATCTCACCGCCCCCCTGCAGGGGCTTGTGGAAACGGCCCAGACCTTCCTTGTGGGCAACCTGCTGCCCATGATCGGCAACGTGCTGGCGGGCATCCCGGAGCTGGTGTATACACTGGTGCCCGAGATTTTGCAATCCGGCACCCAGCTGGTCACCTCGCTGGCGGAGGGCTTCACCCAGGGCATCCCGGATTTTCTGTCCAATGCCCTGCCGCAGCTGCTGCAGTTCACCGAGGAATTGCGGGCCAACGCCGGTGTGTTCGTGGACGCCGGCCTGAACCTCATCACCCAGCTGCTGAACGGCCTGATCGCAGGCCTGCCGGACCTGATCGCCTATGTGCCCGACATCATCATCAACATCTGCGGGGTCATCAACGATAACATGCCCAAGATCCTGGCGCAGGGCGTGTCCATCATCGTGCAGCTGATCGCCGGTCTTGTACAGACCGTGCCCAGTCTGCTGGCCAACTGGAAAAAGATCCTGGAGGCGGTGCTGTCGGTCATCTCGGCCATCAACTGGCTGAACATCGGCAAGACCATCCTCACCGGTGTGGCCAATGGCGTGAAGAGCATGGGCTCCAGCCTGCTGAACGCCTTCAAGGGCGGCTTTTCCAGTGCGCTTGCCTGGATCAAGAGCCTGCCCTCGCAGGCGGTGCAGTGGGGCAAGAACCTTATCCAGAGCTTTATCAACGGCCTCACCGGCAAAGGCGGTGCGGTTGGTGCAGGAGCCATCGCAGCCACCGCCGGTGCCACCATTGCTAAAACCGCCAG